TATGCCCGAAGCCCAAGGTTATATTTTCTCAGCAGGAAAATGGTGGAGGCAGTCCCCAAAAGCGGAGAATGTTTCCAATCTGCCAGATGGCTATTATGAACAGCTCTTGGGAGGAAAGTCCCTGGATTGGATACGCTGCTATGCGGAAGGGAAATACACCTATGTCCAGGAAGGATTACCGGTTTGGCCCGAATATGATGACGTTTCCATGACCTCGGACCTTGAAGTGGATAAGGAAGTCCCTATCCAGATAGGTCTGGACTTTGGCTTAACCCCTGCTGCTGTGTTTGCTCAGAGATTAAAAAACGGCAGATGGCACGTTCTCCATGAGTTAGTAACTTTCAGTATGGGCCTGGAGAGATTTACGCATCTCTTAAAATCAGAACTGGAAAGTAATTTTCCTAACCTAGACGTTATGATATGGGGCGATCCTGCCGGCTCTCAGAGAGATGCTATCTACGAAACAACAGCTTTCGATCATCTCAAAACACATGGCCTCCTGGCAAGGCCTACTGTAACAAACGAATTTAAAACCAGGAGAGAAGCTCTCGCCTCCCCTATGGGCCGATTAATAGAAGGCAAACCCGGATTTCTTATCAATAGAAGCTGCATACGTTTACGAAAATCCCTTTCCGGTGGGTATCACTTCAAACGTGTAGCGGTTGGAGCCGGATACGAAAGATTTAAAGATCAGCCAAATAAAAACGAACACTCCCATATTGGCGATGCCGCAGGATATTGCCTGCTTGGAGGTGGAGAACACAGACGCATGACCAGAGGAGCTTCCCCACAATTTAGGCAGCAGACTGTAGCTAGGACCGAATTTGATGTTTTCACCTAGAGAATTAAACTTTGCGTGCAAAATTGATGGCATCAAAACAAAAATAATTGATTTTCACCCGGAGCATCTCAACATGGCAAGCTATCGGCCTCTGGATAAAGGTCTGATTTCCACCAATGGGGATAAAATTCTCTCCAATTTAGAAAAAGGCCATGCCTTTACAGGTGTTACAAAGAATAATGTTTATGCAATGTTTGGGGTATGGCCTCTATGGGACGGAGTGATGGAAGCGTGGCTTCTCCCTGCCAAAGATATTGAGGATGTCACTGTCACTTTTCACCGGGTATCACACCGGTTTTTTAACTATTGCATCAAGAAAAAACAGCTTGTTCGCCTTCAGACATGGGTATGTACGGAAAACGTACAGGCTATTCGTTGGATTGAAAAAATGCTATTTAAAAAAGAAGGTCGTGCAATCAAATATGGACCTGATAGCAAGGATTATTTTCTCTACGCAAGGACAAACTAATGGGATTTTTATTCGGTAAAACAAAATCAAAGCCGTCAGATGACGAAACCAAGGCAAAAGCTAAAGCAGCCGAAGCTGATGAACGAGCTGAAAAGAAAGAAGTTGTTGAAAGACGGAGGATTGCAGCCAGGACAAAGGCAAGAGTTACCGGTGGTCAGCGTCAGCTTATGACGGATCGTGGTCCAGAACGTGCCGCAGCTCTAGGAAACCCGGAGGAAATGCCATTGAGAGCTTCGCTGGGGCCAAGATCAGGGCCTAGAGGATGAAGAAATACATAAGAAACCCAAGAAAAAAACCGCTTTATGACGCTTCCAAAAAAACACAGAAGGAAGATGAAGCAAAAAAATCAACAAAGAAATCGAGTAAAAAGTGAGAAAATCTCCGGAAGAAATTAAAAAGCGTTTTCAAAAATGTGACGCTAGAAAATCACAATGGCGAGATATTTACGAGGACGCATACAAATATGCACTCCCTCAACGAAATCTTTACGATGGGTATTATGAAGGGAACACACCTGGTCAGGATAAAATGAACCGGGTTTTCGATAGTACCGCTATCCATTCAACTCATCGTTTCGCCAATCGTATTCAGTCCGGCATCTTTCCCCCTGGTAGACCCTTCTGCCGATTGGTTCCTGGCGAGGACATACCGGAAGAACGTGCAGTCGAGGTGCAGCGTGTTCTCGATGAATATGCGAAAAAAATGTTTGACGTTATGCGGCAATCCGCTTTTGACCAGGCAATGGGTGAGTTTCTCCTGGAGCTTGCTGTTGGAACTTCTGTTATGCTTGTGCAGCCGGGAGATGAAATAAACCCCATTCGCTATACAGCCGTTCCGACATTCTTGATTTGTTTTGAAGAAGGCCCATTTGGTCGTGTCGATACAGTCTATCGAAGATTAAAAAGATCGTTCAATGTGCTTGAGCAGGAGTTTCCGGATATACAAATTCCGACCTCTATACGGCAAAAGTTCCAAGACGATGAAACAAAAGAAATTGAACTCATTGAGGCCACCTATTATTCAAAGGAAGCCGGAGTTTACTACTATTCAATCGTTGATTTCGAAGGGACGGAGATGTTGCTGAACCGCACTCTCAAGAGTTTTCCCTGGATAATATCACGATTTAGCAAAATATCTGGGGAGATTTACGGAAGGGGACCACTATTATCGGCCCTGCCGGACATCAGAACTATCAACCGCACGAAAGAACTGACCCTTAAAAATGCCTCGTTGACAATAGGTGGAGTGTTTACGGCAGCAGATGATGGTATTCTCAACCCTAATTCGATCCAGATAGTCCCAGGCGCGATTATCCCTGTTGCGCGAAATGGGGGTCCTCAAGGTGAAAGCCTCCGTCCTCTCCCACGGACAGGGGACCCTCAACTTTCCCAAATGGTGATTAATGATCTCCGAATGAATATTAAGCAAATGCTTTTCGATGAAAGTCTACCACCCGACAATATGTCTGCACGTTCAGCTACAGAAATTGCAGAAAGAATGAAGGAGCTTGCACAAAATCTTGGATCAGCTTTCGGACGCTTAATCAATGAAACCATGTATCCGGTTATTCGTAGAACTTTAGAGCTGATGGATGAAATGGGAATGATTGAGCTGCCGTTAAAAGTAAATGGCCTGGAAGTAAAAGTTATTCCTAACGCTCCTCTGGCAATGGCCCAAAATTTAGAAAAAGTGCAGGAAGTTTTGAACTATATGCAAATCGTCCAGGGCATGGGTCCGGTAGGTCAGATGGCAGTTCGCCAGGACAAGGTACTCGAATATATCGCAGATCAAATGAATATCCCGGCAGAGCTACGAACAACCCCGGAAGAAAAAATGGAAATACAAAAACAAATGATGGAAATGATGCAGCAGCAAGCAGCACAGATGGAGGCCCAGGGTGGAGAACCAGGCACACAAAATCAGATCAATTAATACACCTGGTTGGGATGGCCTCGATGCTACTGTCCAGGATATTGTCGTTGAGGCTTCACAGCTCGACAAAACATACGCAAAAGTTTTTACCACAGAAGAAGGGGCGAAAGTCCTGGATCATTTAATGTCAATCACAATCAATCAACCGGCTTGGGTTCCTGGAGCTGAGCCTTCTTATGGTTATGCCAGGGAAGGACAGAACTCTATTATTAGGGAAATTCAAGGTCGATTAAGGAGATGTTTAGAAAATGGCTGAAGCAGCAGAAGCAGTAGTAGAGCAAACAGATCAAGTAGCAGAGAAAATGACGGACCTCGTTGATGAGGCCCCAAAAGAAGAAACAACAGAGCCAGAGGAAATAAATCATGTCGCCCAAGAAAGTACAGAACCCAAAACCGAAGAAAAAGTTGAAAGACCCGAAGGCCTCGCAGATAAATTCTGGGACGAAGAAAAAGGCGCAGACCTCCAAGGCCTTACCAAAGCATACAATGAGTTGGAGAAGAAGTTTCATAATGGCGATCATAAAGCTCCCAAGGAATATGATCTCTCGGCTTTGGGCGAAAATATCCCGGAGAACGACACGCTCCTAGAAGGCTATAAGGAGTGGGCAAAAGAAAATGGAATTTCGCAGGCTGCGTTTGATACATTGGCTACGAAGTTTGCGGATGAGTTTGGATACCAGGAGCATGAACAGAGAGATTTAATTAAAAGCGTCCACGAGCAGTTGGGTCCAAACTCTAAAGAAATAATACGTTCAAACATTGATTGGTCTGAGAGCCTTCAGAGAAAAGGTGTGATAGATCAGACGGAATTTGAAGCCTTAAACGAATTAGGAGCTACCGCAGCCGGTCAGAGATTGATGATGAAGCTCCGGGAACGTAATGGCGAGATGGCAAAGATACCGGTTAATTCAGATGTTTCGGATTTAAAAACCAAAGATGAACTCCAGGAAATGGTTAATAACCCCGAATATAAAAACAACCCTGCGTTTCGTGCCAAGGTCGAGCGTGAATTTGAGCGATCATTCGGGACTATTTAGGTTTAGATAGGGGTACAAGTCCTACATAGAGTACAAGTTAATTGTATATGTTGTATCCCTTGTAGGGGTGTTCATAACCTATTTATATCTTTTAGCTTGAAAACTATGAATAATTATGATAAGCGTGGATTTGACCCATAATCCTATTGGACGGATCGGATACTGATAAATCAGTCGCAGCAGTGCGTTATCTGAAGCAGCAGGCCGGGGATACCTCGATAACCTAAGGCGATTAAACCTTAATTTATTACCGGAGGTGTCATTATGGCAACCACAATTTCACCGGCATTTATTACATTATTTGAGGCAGAAGTGCATCAGGCTTATCAGGCTACCGCACAGCTCAGAAATGTTTGCCGTACAAGATCAGGTGTTGAAGGAAGCACTGTAAAATTTCCTAAATTAGCCGCAGGAACAGCATCAGTTAGGACACCCTCAACTGACGTTACACCTGTTTCAGCAGTGTTCAGTTCTGTATCCGCGAGTATGACTGACTATGTTGCAGCAGAATATTCTGACGTATTTAACCAGGCAAAAGTCAACTTTGATGAGCGTCAGGAACTTGCTCAAATGGTTGGTGCAGCGATTGGTAGACGAGAAGATCAGATTATTCTCGATGCTCTCACTGCTGCTACCCCTGCTGCTACTATCGCAAATACGGTGGTCACCAGTGGGTCCGCGGCTGCGTCATCGCTGAATATAGGTAAGGTGATCGAGGCCAAGAAAACGCTCGATAAAAACAATGTCCCAACAGCCGACAGGCATCTTATCATTCATGCTAATTCACTAGCCTCACTACTTGGTGATGAAAGAGCAATTTCTGCCGATTTTCAATCTGTGCAGGCCCTTAGTAGAGGAGATGTCAACAGCTTGCTAGGCTTTAATGTACACATGATTGGTGATCGTGACGAAGGCGGTTTGGCTATTGATGGATCAAGTGACAGAACATTATTTGCGTTCCACAAAGACAGCATTGGCCTAGGAATTGGCATAGCACCAAAAGTGGAAATCAATTATGTGCCTGAGAAAACTTCATGGTTGGTTACAGCAATGTATTCAGCAGGAGCAATCTCTGTTGATGGAAATGGTCAGGTAGATATTACCTGTCGTGAAAGCTAGGAAGGAGATTAACAATGGCATTTAGTAGAACAGGATGGCAGCCAATAGGCGGTCAATCTAAAAAAGGTATAGCCCCGGCTATGTGGAGCTATAGTTCAACGGACGCAAAAACGGCAATAGATGCAGCCGGATATTTCAACGATGTATCAGATGATGTGTCAGTGGGTGATATTATTTACTCATGGGCCTCAACTGGCGGTACAGCCACAGCTTCTTGGCACGTTGTCGTTTCCAATGCGTCAGGCGTGGTGGACGTTGGAGATGCCGTAGCCATAGCGGTTACTGATAGTGATTGATAATTAGGGGGGCCTCCTGAGTGGCCCTTCAAACTTGGAGGTAAAAAATGGCTTCTGGCGATACTGACGTATCAATCTGCTCGATTGCTTTACTAAAGCTAGGAGCCACCTCCATCACTTCTTTTACAGACGGAACTGCCCCGGCATCTGTTTGTCAGGTAATATATCCAAAAGTAAAAGCCTCATCTCTCTCCATGTATCCCTGGAGTTTTACGCTTACCAAAGTTCAGTTAAGCAGATTAACCAGTACCCCAAATAGTACCTGGAAGTATGAATACACCCTCCCAACCTCTATGATTACCGGTGTTCCTCGTAAGGTTATGGCCTCAAGTTCTGTGGGTTCTCCGATGATAAAGGATTATGAAATCCAGGGGGCGAAGCTGCTGACAGATCAGACAACGATTTTTATTGATTACCAGGCAGATGTAGCTGAAGGATCACTCCCTACCTATTTCGTAGATTTCTTAGTTCATCAATTATGTTGGAATTTGTCTGAAGCTATTACGGATCAGATTGAGAAATCCATTTACTGGCGAGAAGTTGCCCTTGGAACTGAAGGTGAAAACAGACGCGGTGGTGAATTTCGGAGAGCGATGCACATTGATAGTGCCGGACAGACCACACCGGTAATTGGAGAATATTTATTGACTGAGGTTCGTTAATGAGCCGCCTTACACAATTCCAATCCAATTTTACAGTCGGTGAGATAGACCCCTTAATGCAGGGTCGGATAGATTTAGAACAGTATTATTCAGCATTAGATCGTGCAAAAAATGTTTTGATATTGCCCCAGGGTGGTTGGGAACGTAGACCGGGCCTAGCTTATGTTGCGGATTTAACATCTCATTTGGGGTCCGGGATTACTACAACAGCAGGATTTAAACTTATCCCATTTGAGTTTTCAGTAACCCAATCTTTTATGATTGTCCTGGTGAAGTATTCTGCGTCAGCCGTTAGGTTCTTTTTCTTTGCTGATGGTTCACAGCTTACTAATATTAACGGATCGGGTAACGCATATCTGTCAGTAAACATGGGCGATATAGATTTATCTAAGGTGTATTCTACACAATCTGCCGACACCCTAATCCTGGTACATGAAGATATGGCCCCTATCAAATTGGTAAGGGGAGCGAATAATACAACCTGGACAGCTTCAACTCTTTCACTAACCATTCCAAACCATGCGTTTACTTTATCAACATCTAATCCCTCTGCAACAATCACTCCGGATGCGACAGATGGCACAGTAAAGATAACCGCCAGTTCTGGTGTTTTTAGTTCTGGAAATGTAAATCAGTATATTAATGTAGATAACGGATTTGGTAGAGCCAGGATTATAGAATATGAAAGCTCGACAGTTGTAAAAACAGTTACGGAAATACCTTTCTTTGAAGCCAGTGTTGCCATTGCGTCAGGAGCCTGGGAACTTGAAGCAGGATATGAAGCAGCGTGGTCAGCTACGAGAGGATACCCAAGGACCTGTACTTTCCACGAAGGCCGTTTGTATTTCGGTGGTTCTAAATCAATGCCCAACACTCTGTTCGGGAGTAAGGTAGCTGACTTCTTTAATTTCAAAGTAGCTGAAGCATTGGACGATGACTGTATCCAGGCAACAATATCTAGTGATTCGGTCAATCAAATTACAGGTATTAGGTCTGGCAGGGACCTCCAAATTTTCACAACACAAGCGGAATACTTTGTTCCCCAGGCCGATCTTACCCCAATAACTCCTAGCAATATTACAATTAAGACAGCGACAAGTAGAGGATTGCAGGAAGGTGTAAAGCCGGTATCAGCCGATAATGGAACAATCTTTATTCAAACCGGTGGCAAAGCCATGCGAGAATTTATGTTTTCTGATAGTGACCTTAATTACTTGTCAAACAATGTGTCTATGTTTTCTTCACACCTTTTAAAATCCCCCAGGTCAATGGCTCTACGAAAAGCTACAAATACGGACGATGGCGATTTGGTAATGGTGGTAAATAGTACAGATGGCACTATGGCTGCGTTCTCAATTCTAAAACCTCAAAATGTGGTAGCTCCTTCTGAATTTGTAACTAATGGAACTTTTCTTGAAGTCGGAACAGACCTCCAGGATATTTATACTATCGTAAAACGATCTCTCCCAACGCAAGCCACGTTTACAATTACAGTATCAGATTATGCAAATATCGCGGTAGGCTCAACGATTGTATTTTCAAAGCACGATGGTACGGAAATGACCCTGCAATTTGATGCTTCAAGCGGATCAGCTCCTAGCTCTAGCAGTGGGAATACCCATTACGTCAGAGCCTACACAGATAACAACACTACAGCAGATAATATCTATACAGCGATTAATGCTATCAGTGGATTTACAGTAGCCAATCCTGGTGCAGCCGTAGTGACAGTTACACGCGATGACTATGGAAACGATAACCAAACTGTAACAAGTTCAGATACAACCAGGTTAGCTGTCACTCAAGTTACCGATGGAACTACTAAATATTATTTGGAATTATTCGATGACGATAGAACGACAGACGCAGCAATTCAGTATTTTAGCGGAGCTGCCTCCCCGGACCAATCTTTGCCGACAAATACAACCTGTTCCTCTCTCAGCCACTTAGAGCGATTTCCGGTAGATGTAGTTCGTGATGATAATGTCATTACCGGGAAAACAGTTGTGTCTGGAGCAATAACAGTAGACCAGGCCCCAACGACCTATGTTGAGGTAGGATTGAGCTACAGTGTTGAAGTTAAGACTATGCCGGCAGAACCCAGGCTTGGAAGTGGATCAGTGCAGTCACGAAAAAGACGAATTGTAGAAGTCACCCCTATTTTAGATAATGCCCAAAACCTATCCTTAAATGGAAGCAGTGTTTCCTTCCGGGCAGTTGGAGCTTCAGCAGGATCAGCCGTAACAAAATATACCGGGCGAAAACGTGTAGGTCCCTTCTTTGGGTATTCAGATACGGCCCAGGTAACAATGACAATGACAGAACCCTTATTCTGCACAGTTTTAGCGGTGGAATATAAATTGAGTACAGGAGCGTAAAGATGGGAATGGTTTTAAGTGCTGCATCCGCAGTTATGCAACTCAAAGCAGGAGCAGAGCAAAAGAAAAGATACGAAGAA